GGTGGGTTGGTTTTGATACAGCTTCTTTCAGTCGTATGTTTGCCGATATTAATACAGAAGACTGCGTTAAATGTTTAAAACAAACAGCAAAAACTTTGGAACTTAGAACTAAAGCAGTTAGAGATATAAAGTTTGGTTCGTTACTAGAAGCAGTTAATGATTTAGCTAATGCTAGTGCATTTAACAAGTTAGGCAAAAAAGACAAAGTGAACGAAAAACTAGATGAAGCAGGGAAGAATATAGTGATGTTCCTTCAAGAAGAATTAGGGGTTGCTCCAGAAGATATCGGCTTGTTTACTATTTTGAAAACTGTACTAGGCGAAGATGAGGACGATGAAGATGAATAACGAATTAATCAAAGTAACGGTCAAGAATGACCAGCAACTAGTTAGTGCTAGAGATTTATATAAGGGATTAGAAATTAGAACTAGATTTAGTCTTTGGGTTAGTCAAAACTTCAAAGAGTTTGAAAAAGGCTCGGATTTTCAACCTGTAGTTATAACTACACCTAGAGAAAACCGCGGTAGCATTGAACTTCAAGACTATGCGCTCACAATTGATATGGCTAAGCAGCTATGTCTTTTGAGCCGTACTCAAAAAGGCAAAGAATATCGAGAATACTTAATCGAAGTTGAAAAGAAGTGGAATAATCCGGACATGATTATGCAACGCGCCTTAACCATCGCTAACAATCGGGTGAAGTTGCTGGAAACTGAAAAGAGAGAACTAAAAGAAGCAAATGCTAAACAAGCAGCTAAGATTGCTAAAGATGCTGATGATGTAGTTTTTGCTAAGGCTATTAGATATAGCCATCATGCAATCCCTGTTGGCGAATTAGCTGAAATTCTAACTCAAAATGGCTTTGTAATTGGGAGAAATCAGCTATTCCAGTTGCTTAGAGAAGAAAAATATCTTTCAAGTTTTAATCATAGCTGGAATGTACCGATGACACAGATGGTTAAAAGAGGTCTATTTAGAATTACGCATAATTTGACCAAAGACGGCAGAGGATATTCTCAAACGTGGGTAACACCTAAAGGTCAGAAGCACATTATTAACAAAGCGCTAAGAGGAAAATTTGATGATACTTATCAAAAAGTTATGGTATCAACTTTGAACGTTTAGAAAGGACTAACACGATGAACGAAATTGAAAATATTAAAGCTGGTTTAACTTATCTTTTAGATATTAACGATTTGAAGAACAATGTAACGGTAACCGAAGATGGCAAGTCGCATTCTATGAATGTGAAAGATTTGAAAGAAGCAAATTATGATGTTCTTTTACAAATTGCTGAATTATTAGGTATGGATGTTAATAACTAGGAGAACAGAATGCTTGAAGAAAATCACGATTTAGAGAAAATCATCGAAGATGCTAAACAATATCGCTGGTACTCAGTTCCTGATATGTACATGGTTGAAATCTTAGACACGACAAGTCGTTCAGCTGGATTTGTTCAGTCAATCTTCATAGATAAGAAAGAAGCCAGTGAGGTTGCTAAGGTGCTTCATGGCGTGGTTAGAGAAGTAGTTGGAGGTTAAGCAAATGGAAGTTATAGATAAACGTAAAGACGAGAAAGAGGAAAAATGGAAAAAAGGAGATGTGATTTATTTTGAAAGTTACGATCAAAACATTAAAGACTTTGGAATGATCGTACAAGAACCTATTTCAGGTAAATATTCAGTTGTATCGCTAAATGGAGTTCCGGGCTTACTCTCAGGAGATGGATATTTTAGCGATCAAGTAAATATTCAATACAAAGAAATTAACAGAATGATTGCATCATTTAAGGAAACATGGGACTGCGTTGAAAAAGTAAATGCTCATCTAGTTGTGGAGGATTAATTATGGAAATTGTAGATAAGACAAAAGATAAGCAAGAGGAAACTATGAGAGAAATTACTATTGATCAAACTAAAAAGATTATTTATGACTATGTGAGCAAGCTTGCTAAACAGCATAAGTTAGATCCTGAAAAAGATGTTTTCAATGTGGTTTTACCATTAGAAAATAATCAAGCAATTAGTTGCTATATTGGACCAGATGAGGATGGAGAAAGAGCAGTAGACTACACGGTTTATGGTCAAAACTATATTATGCCTAAACTGAAAAATACAGTATTGGATTTGTTTGATGATAAGTAAGATGCCTGATTGGATTTTTGTAGCAGCACTCTTAATCCTATTAGGAATATTAATTATGTATGTGGGGAGTTTATGAGAGTTAACTTTACGATTGAAGGAGCGCCAGTAGGTAAGGCTAGACCGAGAGTTACTAGGACGGTAACTTACACGCCGGCTAAAACAGCACGGTATGAGGATCTAGTCAGGTATACAGCAATCAATAGTTTCAAAGGCATATTTGATAAAGATGAGCCGTTAGACGTTAAGATCATGGCATATTTCGAAGTGCCGAAGAGTTTAAGCAAGAAGCGTAAGGCTTTATGTTTAGCTAACCAAGAACTGCCAACTAAGAAACCAGATGCTGATAACGTGGGTAAAATCATCATGGACGGCATGAACCCAAAAATGAAGCGTGATAAACGACTTCACAAAATGGTTGAAGTTTTGAGAGGCGTTTACCACGATGACAAGCAAGTAACAACCTTGTTAGTCAAGAAGAGGTATGCCGAGCGTGCAAGAGTTGACGTGAGGATTAAGAGAGATATGGGTGATTAAATGAATGATGAGCTTAAATTAGGCGATAAGCTATGCTTTGTTAATTTGATATTTAAGAATGGCTGTACCGATTCCATAGCTGTAAAAGGTACAAAAGAACATATCTGGAATTTATTAAGCAAAGAATTCTATGAGTATGGGCAAGAAATGAAAAATAGAATCTTAATTATTGATGGGATTCATGAACATGTATATCTGGATTTATCTACAGTAGCAACAATGGGTATTTCTGAAAATGATAAAAGTCCATATGATATTTAAATTCGAACTTTCGTGGTGATTATAGTGAATGGAATTGAGACAGTATGAAGCATAGTGCTGAGTTAATTACTATAGCAGGGATGCTAATCTGCTTAGGTGCTGTCGGTTTTGTGGTGTTTTGCCTATGAGTAGCAACTTAAAGTATCAAAAAGGCAAGTGGTATCACGTACAAGAAGACGGTTCACTTAAGCCAGTAGACTATGACAAAGAAGTTAAAGATTATTACAAGAAATGGAGAGATAACTATGGCAATTGAGTTAAAAACTGGAACTAGGGGAACGAGATCTGAATTATTGTATACCTTTACAAAGGATTTTTTAGATGAAAATGGAATTAAGAGTGCTGGTTTAGTTCATATGCGTCCAAAAAATGATATTGGATATAATGCTGTCTGCTATGCGGTTAAAACTAAATATGGATTTATGTGCTCACTAGATAGTCATGACATTCTAACTTACATGGGCGATGGAATTTGGGACTTAAGAATTAAAGAGAAGTCTGACGATGAAAAATCGTTCGAGTAAATGCTAGCGGGGATTGAAAAATAGCTATGAAATTGTATGGATATGAAGTTAATACTTGCAATTACAAATGCTTCAAAACGGAGCAACTTAAAAATTTTAGTTCAATGCTGAAATCAAATATCAAGAATTTTGAGAAAGTAGTAGAGCCAGCAATTGAAGACATGATCGACGAAGATAAGGCTGAGGAGTTGCTACCTTTGATTGAGCATGAAATCAAAGTGAGGTCGAATGATGGACGAAACTAGGAACGATTTAGAAGTAGGCAATGAAACAGCAGTCATGATGTACTTAAATATCTTGAAATATGCTAAGCATCATTGTCCCGAAGATGAAGATCCTTATGAGATCACGGACAGAATATTTACTGATATGTTCGCAGCAAATAAGGCAAGTAACTAAACAACTAGAAGACGAGAGGGAGTGTAAGTGTGTATCAAATTAACTTAGGATTACAGCCGAATTTAAAAGCTACAGCTAAAAGGGTGGATAAGTTCCTGACTATTAATTTTCAGAGCTATCTTAATTTAGCTGGCTTACACCGTAATCAACTTACAAGCCCTCAATTATCATTTGCACCGGGATCAACAAATAAGAATGGTGTTGAGAAGAATTTCATTGACGAAGTGCAAGATGATATTGATATTGCTGATCCTGCGAGAAAGGTCTGTGCAGCAATTTATCGGACGATGGATAATTGCACTGATACAGCCTTAAAACCTTACAGACGTATCTTAATCGGAACATATATTGACCAATTACGTATCGTTGATGTAGCAGCTACAGTTAATTTGTCGACTAGGTCAATTGATACTAAGAAGATTAATGCTCAGTGTGAGTTCGCTGATAGATGGCTTTACTGGAAAAAATACTTTGGTGTTAATGATTTACCCGACTTAAGAGTTTTCAGTCAAAAGGGTCAAAACAGTATGGCCGGATAAAATTAAGATCCGGAAAAATTAGTCGTGCGTAAAGCTTGCGTAAACCTTGCGCGCTGCTTGCGTTCATTTCATGATAAATTGTTATTGTCGAAAGATTAGACGTGGTGGTTACGATCTTTCGACTTCACCTTGATACGTGCGGTACGTTTGAAAGAATATCTCCTTTCGAAATTAATACAAGATCTTAATTTGTTCGGTAAGTAACAGATTAAAAGTAACCGTTCTTGGTAGACGTTAGCAGTCGTTCAATTCGACTGGCGGTTATAGCCTGACTAAACTCAGGCGATAAACATTCCTCTAAATGACTTTTATTTTTAGTTTTTAGCTTACAATTCTTTTATTTTTTACTTTTTCTTATTTATCTGACTCAGGTTCGAATCCTGATTGCTTGATAGCCTAGGCGGTAGTCCATTATTGGCTATTGTATATAATAGTTGCCTAGGTAAATGACGCCTATGCCACGACCCTCAACGGTTTCGAGGCGAGCGTAGGAAGAGCTGGGTAGTTGTTGGCTGGACCGCAGCAGCAACTGCCGTGGGTAGAGTGGCACAATTTGGAATTTAGAAAGAAAAGAGGAATTTTCTTTCACTTTATGTAGCGGGGTTCAATTCCTCGCCTGCCCATTGCCTGTCGGAAAGCAGGCGTAAAAAAACATTGTTCAGATCACGAATATATTTTGTTTGTCTGATTTTAATTTACAGAATTGCATCTGGTTTAGCTCTGTACCTTAACAGAGCACCATGGCAACTTAACTCAGTAGGTAGAGCGTTGGTATGAAGTACCAAGTTAGTGGTGGTTCGATTCCACCAGTTGCCATAAGGACACATAGCGTACGAACAATGTGTGTTCCTAATTTATAGAATTAAATTGATTGGTAGCACTGTAGCTTAGAGGTCAGAGCGGGTCGTGAAAACGGCTGCGGGGTGGTTCGACTCCACACTTTGCTATAACTGGGAGAACCAGTGAAATAGGACATAGACATCACAGTTTAAAAATTGGTAAGAGTTAGTTGCAAAACTAGCTCTTTTTTGATGGAGATATTTATGAAATTTTTAGCAATCGTTTTAACAATTATTTTTGCGGTAGCCAGAATTATGAACCTTATTACATGGTCATGGTGGCTAGTCCTAAGTCCGTTTTTAATTTATTACGGTGGCATACTATTAATTCTTTTAGTTGGTATCATTTGTGGATTGATTTGGAATTTAGTAGATAAGTTTAGGAGTTAAGCATGAAAGTTGAAACAGTTTCAATTGATAAGATTAAGCCCTATGAAAATAACCCTAGAAATAACGATGACGCAGTTGACGCTGTTGCTAATTCTATTAAGGAATTTGGTTGGCAGCAGCCCATTGTTGTCGATAATGGGAGGGTAATCATAGCAGGTCATACACGGTACAAGGCTGCTAAGAAATTGGGCTATAAAGAAGTTCCAATCGTTGTTGCAGACAAGCTAACTGAAGAGCAAGTTAATGCTTATCGTTTGGCTGATAACAAGGTCGGAGAACTTGCAGAGTGGGATGATGCTGAGCTTTCAGAGGAGTTAAATAAGATTTTAGATATCAACATGGCTGATTTTGGGTTTAAGGATGAACCTATTTCTAATGTGCTTGATAAGCAAGAAGATAAATATACACAAAAAACTGATATACCTCAGTGTGAAGTTACCGGAGAAAAGCCTAAAGAAAGCGAACTGGTTGATACTTCGAAACGTGATTATTTAGTTCAAGAAATAAAAAAAGCCAATCTTCCAGAAGATGTTAAGAAATTTTTGATTTTAGGTGCACAAAGACATTTGAAGTTCGATTATCAAGCAATCGCAGAATATTATGCGCATGCAAATAAAGAAATACAACAATTAATGGAAGATAGTGCTTTAGTAATTATTGATTATGATAATGCTATGAAAAATGGATATGCTAAGTTTTTAGATACTGTTGAGGAATTGAAAAATGAGGCTTAGAAAAGATTTTTGTGTCTTTATTCTAAGCTATGGTCGTCCAGATAATATTAAGACCCTAAAAACTTTAAAGAAGGCAAATTATTCTGGAGATTGGTTCGTTATTGATAGTGATGATGATAGTCATTTGAGAGAATATCAAAAAAGATTTGGTTCTAATTTATGTGTGTTTAACAAACACGAGGAAAGTAAATATTTTGATATGATGGATAATCAAAATAAAGATAGTGCATCTATTGTATACGCAAGAAATTATTGCTTTAAGCTCGCAAAGAAATTGGGATATAGATATTTTTTGGAATTTGATGATGATTATGACTCTTTTTCATATCGCTATATAGATGGTGGTACTTTAAAAAATAGGTCTTTAAAAAATGCTGATGCAGCTTTCGAAGCAACTCTTAAATTACTTGATGATACTAATGCTCTAACAATTGCATGGTCTCAAGGAGGAGATCTCATTGGTGGTCTAAATGGAACAAATTACAAAAAGAAACTTTTAAGAAAAGCAATGAACAGCTTTTTTATAGATACCCGTAAGCCTTTCAATTTTGTTGGAAGGATAAATGAAGACGTAAATATGTATGTTGATTTAGGTTCCCGAGGTCAAAAGATATTTCAAGTAACTGATATTATGATTAATCAAGCTACTACGCAATTAAGTGATAATGGCATGACAAGCCTATATTTAGATTATGGTACCTTTTTAAAATCTTTTTATTCAGTGATGATACAACCGAGTTTTGTTCAACTTCAAAAAATGGGTGTAAAAAATTTGCGTATACATCATAGCGTTAATTGGAGATATGCTGTACCTAAAATTTTAAATCCCAAATATAAGAAATAACTGGGAAGGAGCTGTAAAGATTGGCGAAAGCTCTATATAAAGAATGGCTTAAACCGCAAGCTTTACAGCGACTTGAAGGTTGGAAAAGAAACGGTTTAACCGATGAACAAATAGCAAATAACATTGGAATACGCCGCGAAACATTGTGGGACTGGCAAAGAAAATATCCTAACATTGCTAACGCCTTAAAAAGAGGAAAAGAAGACGTTAATTTTGCTGTAGAAAATGCCTTGTTAAGAAAAGCCTTATCAGGTAACACTACAGCGATGATTTTCTTTTTGAAAAATAATTGGCGTGACAAGTACAATGACAGCCAGTTGTCTAAGGAAGAGCGTGAATTGGTTTTAGCTAACATTAGGAAAGCTAATGCTGATGCACGAATTAAGGAAGCTAAGGCAATTGTGGCTGAACGGCTGGGAACAGAAGACAACGAACAACTAGATCAGGTATTGAACAAACTAATTGAGGAGGCAGGCAAGGATGGCACTAATAAATCTATTAACGAAGAAACAGATTGAGGTGTTGCAGTCCTACCTTAACGATGATTGGAAGTACTTAATCTTAAATGGTGCTGTTCGTGCTGGTAAGACAGTGATAGATAACTATCTTTTCTTACTAGAGTTGAAACGAATTAAAAAGCTTGCTGAAATTGAGAAAGAACCACACCCTCAATATATCCTTGCGGGGTATAGTTCCAATTCGATTTATACAAACGTTATCTCATCACTAGAAAATCAATTTGGAATAGTGATGAAGACCGACAGACACGGTCATTATCATCTTTTCGGCATTGATATAGTGCCAGCTTATACAGGTTCAGTCCGTGGTATTGGTGCTATTCGTGGTATGACTTCTTATGGAGCTTACGTTAACGAAGCAAGTTTAGCCACTCATGAAGTTTTTCAGGAAATCGTACAGCGTTGTTCTGTTAGATCAGCAAGAATTATCTGTGACACAAACCCTGATATTCCTACTCATTGGCTTAAGACAGATTACATTGATAATCATGATCCTAAGGCAAGGATCAAGGCTTTTAGCTTTACAATTGACGACAATACGTTCCTTTCAAAAGACTATGTTGAAGCATTAAAAGCTGCTACTCCAAGAGGAATGTTTTATGATCGTTCAATACTTGGTCAATGGGTTACAGGCGATGGAATTGTTTACCAAGATTTCAATAAGGATAAAATGGTTATTCCGAGAAATCGTGTTCCAGATGGTTTAGATTACTATGTTGGCGTTGACTGGGGTTATGAACACCCTAATCCGATTATCTTACTGGGCGATGATAAAGACGGTAATACTTACATCTTGGAAGACTACACGCAGAAGCACAAGTTCATTAATTACTGGGTTGAGATTGCTAAGAACTTACAGACAAGGTTCGGACGCAATCTTATTTTTTACGCTGATAGTGCCAGACCTGATAATGTGAACGAGTTTCAATCCAATGGGCTTAATTGTATCAATGCTAATAAGAATGTTCTGCCCGGAATTGAGTGTGTGGCAAAGAAAATGCGAGAGGGAAAGTTCTATGTGGTTGATAGTGCTTCAAGTGGCTTACTTGATGAAATATATCAATATGCTTGAGACGAAAGTACAGGACTTCCACTTAAAGAAAATGATGTAAGACACAATGACCGGCTAGACGCTATTAGATATGCAATTTATAGCAGAAACAAGAAGGGAGGTTTCATACCTTGGAATTAGACGCATTAAAGAAGTTAATACAAAACACTTCTACTGGTAGAAATGATCTAATCAATAATTACAAACAAGCAGTGAATTATTATGAAAATAAGACTGATATTACTACTAGAAACAACGGTAAAGCTAAGCTTAATAAGGAGGGCAAGAAAGATCCTTTAAGAAGTGCCGATAATCGTATTCCATCAAACTTTTATCAATTATTAGTAGACCAAGAAGCAGGCTATGTTGCTTCTGTTTTTCCTGACATTGATGTTGGTAAAGATGCTGACAACAAGAAAATTATTGATGTCTTAGGCGATGATCGAGCTTTGACGCTTAACGGCTTATTAGTAGACAGTTCAAACGCTGGTCGAGCTTGGTTGCACTACTGGGTTGATGAAGATAACAATTTCAGATATGGCATTATCCAGCCTGACCAGATCACGCCTATCTATGCGACAACGCTTGATAATAAATTGCTGGGTATTCTAAGAAGCTATAAACAGTTAGATCCTGATAGTGGTAAGTACTTTACAGTTCACGAATACTGGACGGATAAAGAAGCACAATTCTTCAGGACAAGCGCAACCGATAGCACAGTGATTGAGCCTTACAATATCATTACTTCTTACGATCTAAGCGCTGGCTATGAAACAGGACAGTCAAACACCTTAAAACACAACTTTGGACGAGTTCCTTTTATTGAATTTCCTAAAAATAAATATCGCTTGCCTGAACTTAACAAGTATAAGGGCTTGATTGATGCTTACGATGACATCTACAACGGATTTATCAATGACCTAGACGATGTTCAAACTGTAATTCTTGTCTTAACCAACTATGGCGGTGCTGACTTACATCAATTTATGGACGATTTAAGAAAATATAAGTCTATTAAGATTAATAATACAGGTAACGGGGATAATAGTGGCGTTGACAAGCTACAAATTGATATTCCTGTTGAAGCTCGTGATGATGCACTTAAGATAACCCGTAAAAATATCTTTTTGTTTGGTCAAGGAATTGATCCAGCTAACTTTGAGAGCTCGAATGCTTCTGGTGTAGCAATCAAGATGCTGTATTCTCACTTAGAATTAAAGGCTGCTAAAACACAAACTTACTTTGAACATGCTATTAATGAATTAGTTCGGGCAATCATGCGTTACCTTAACTTTTCAGATGCTGACAAGCGCCATATATCGCAACATTGGACGAGAACTAAGGTAGAGGATAGCTTGACTAAGGCTCAAATAGTTTCTACTGTAGCAAATTACAGTTCTAAAGAAGCAGTTGCTAAAGCTAATCCTATTGTTGATGATTGGCAACAGGAACTGAAAGACTTAGCCAAGGATAAAGAAGAAAATGATCCATATTCTAACCAAGCTGACGAGCTAAACGGTAAAGGCGTAAACGATGAAGAGTAGTGACTACTGGCGTCAACGTGCTATTGCTGAAAAAAAAAAGCAACTTGAAGCGTCAGCAGATTATGAAGCTGCTATGCAAGTGAGATTAAGACGTTTAGAGCATGAATTCGAAAAAGAAGCATTAGTTTACTTACAGCGATATGCTAACGAGAATAATGTTGGCTTGAAACAAGCTGCTAGTGTCTTAGGAAGTATCAACACAACTAAGTGGTCTATGACCCTAGAAGAGTTTGAACGTAAAGCAAAAGCTGGTGGTTACGATAAAGAATTAAATGCTGAATACTATAAGAGCCGTATTTACAGACTTCAACAATTGCATGACCAGATGGTTGAGTTTTCTAAGAAGTATGGTATGGCTGAACAGCTGAGAATGCAAAAAGGCTTAGCTAAACAGTATCAGAATAGTTACTACTTACATGCTTACGATAAGTATCGAGCTACTGGTCAACTAGATATCAAGCTAAATCATTTCAATGAACAGCAATTAGAAAATATTGTTTACAGTCCTTGGAAAGGTAGCGACTTTAGCAAACGAATTTGGAAAGAATACACTGAAATTCTTCCTGATGAGTTAACTGACACAATGCTAAGAGCAACTTTATTTGGATATTCTCCGAGCAAAGTTGTTTCAATGATGAGAGACCGATTTAAAAAAGTTTCTGACAGAGATTTACATAGGCTAGTTATCACTGAAATGGGACACGCTGCCGAAGAAGCAACAGCACAGTTTTATAAAGATAGTGATATTGAACAATACCAGTATTTAGCTACATTAGAAAGCCACACTTGTGACCAATGCGCCCACTTAGATGAGCGCATTTTTAATGTCAAAGACAAAAAAGAGGGTATTAATTATCCTCTAATTCATCCTTACTGTAGATGTACGACTGTTCCTTACGACAAAGACTTACCAGACGTTGAAACTCGCTGGAGTAGAGATCCTGAAACTGGTAAAGGTGTTTATGTTAAGGATATGAATTACAGTGAGTGGAATAAGTCCGTTAATCAAAAGCGTTATCAAAAGCGTTTAGGATATCAGGACTGGAAGAAAGTATCTGGCATTAAAATTATTGGTTTAAATATGCTGAGAAGTTTAAGTTCTCCCAAAAAAGACTATCAACAAGTTCCTAAAACTTTGGAATGATTATTATGAGGCTGTTTTGAGAGAAATTTAATATTTGACCTGAGTAAGTCGTTAAACTGCTCTTTTTGCATGCCCTTATGAGAGGCGAACTCGTATAAAACGTGTGAAAGGATAGAACAATGAAAAGAAAACAATTAGAAGAGCTTGGATTACAAGAAGAGCAGATTAAAAAGATCATGGATTTAAATGGCGAAGACATTCAAAACGCTAAGGATAAAGCAAGTGCTAGCAATGCTGAAATCTTAGAAGAGAATAAAGCTCTTAAGTCCCAGATGAGTGAAAGAGATAAGGATTTAAAGAAGTTGCGTACTCAAGTTAAGGATAATGAAGACTTGACTAAGCAATTTAATGATTTAAAGAGCAAGTATGATAGGGATACAGCTGGCCTTACTCAAAAACTTGCTGCTAATCGTTTAAATAGTGCAATTGACCAATCACTAAGCAAGGCTAAAGTTCGTAATAACAAGGCTATTAGAGGCCTTTTAAATATGGACGAAATTAAGCTTGATGATGATGGCAATTTGACAGGTTTAGACGATCAAATTAAATCTTTACACAAATCTGACGCCTATCTTTTTGATGATGGAGCTAAGCAAAATTATAATCCAGAAAACGGTAATCCTCCTGCATCTGATGCAACCCAAGCTATGGTAGACGTATTTAAAGGAGTATAGATAAATGACAATTAATTATGCCGAAAAATATCAAGCAGCTGTACAACAAGCCTTTTATGATGGCCACTTATACAGTGCTGAATTATGGAACTCACCATCAAACTCAATTATTAAATTTGACGGTGCAAAACATATTAAAGTTCCACGTTTAGAAATTACCAGTGGTCGTAAGGATAGACAACGTAGAACGATCACAACACCAGTAGCTAACTACAGCAACGACTGGGACTCATACGAATTAAAGAATGAACGTTACTGGTCAACTCTTGTAGATCCTTCAGACATTGATGAAACCAACATGGTTGTGTCCTTGGCCAACATTACTAAGCAATTCAACTTAGATTCTAAGATGCCTGAAAAAGACCGTTACATGTTCTCTCATTTATACAGTGGCAAGGAAGCAGCTCATGATGGTGGTATTACTACTAATACATTAGATGAAAAGAACATTCTTCCTGCTTTTGATAATATGATGCTTGATTTTGATGAAGCCCGTATTCCATCAACTAACCGTATTCTTTACGTAACACCTAAGACTAATACAATCTTAAAGCGTGCTGAAGCTATGAACCGTGCTTTAACTTTGAAAGATCCTAATAATATTCAACGTACTGTTTACAGTCTTGATGATGTAACTATTCGAGTTGTTCCATCTGATTTAATGCAAACAGCTTATGATTTCTCTGATGGTTCTAAGACAATTGATGCTGCTAAACAAATTGAAATGTTCTTAATCTACAACGGTGTTCAAATTGCACCTGAAAAATATTCATTTGTAGGTTTTGACCAACCATCAGCTGCAACATCTGGTAATTATTTGTATTACGAACAATCTTATGACGATGTTTTACTTTTGAATACTAAGACTAAGGGTATCCAATTCGTAGTAAGTGATAAGCCTAAGAAAGATCAAGAACAAAGTGGTCAAGACGCAAAACCAACTGCTGAAAGCACTTTAGAAGAAATCAAGGCCTACTTAGATAAGAATCACATTGATTACACTGGTAAGACCAAGAAAGACGAATTATTAGCTTTAGTGAAGTAGGTGGGGTTAGATGGATAAATACCCACGATTTGAAGAGGTCAAAAAACATTTAGCTGATTTTCTGCCTAATACTGATAATGCACCTAACTATGACAGCGTATTGGAATTTACACTAGAAAAAGTTATTTCTGATGTTTCAATTTACACAAATATTCCAATTTTAGAGCTACCAGAAGAGCTTGAACCAACTATTTTAGGCTTAGCAGTACAAACTATTGACACTCATCAATGGCTAGTACCAAAAGATCAACAAGTAGGGAATATTCAATCCCTATCAGAGGGCGATACATCTGTTTCTTTTAGACATCCAAGTGATATTTATTCAGCATTGCAAGCTATTAATACGATTACGGATAACTATGTATTGTTACTCAATAATTTTAGAAGGTTAGCCCAATGAGTTACTTTAATGGTTTAAAAAATGCACTTTCTAAGCTATGGAATGATCGAGTTAAGATTGTGGGTACTCAGCCAACCAAACATGGCTACATCACTAATAACGAAGATGTGACTATTGTTGAAGATGAACCAGCTAAGGTTGTCTTAAAAGGGCAATCAACTAGTGAACAATCATTCTTCGGCACTGACGAATATGATGCAAAATTGATTATTCGAAATGGCATTAAAATCCCTGCTGGTGCAGATATTTATGTGACTGATGTAAATGGTCAACTGACTAAATATAAACGTGCTAGTAAGGGCTATAGTGGCTATTTCAGCCATCAGGAAGTAGCGATGGTTAGGAGTGAGAAAGCATGAGTTTAGGACATGTTGATGATGCTCAATTTCAGCAATTCGCTAGTAGAGTAAGGCAGAAGATTGATAGTGGCTATGTAAAACAGGAGCTTTGAAAGAGTTCTAGGCGTATAGGCACTCAATCACTACGAATTTTGGAAGCAAACACTCCTGTAAAGCAAGGCAACCTTCGCAGATCATGGACGGCAGAAGGACCGACCTATGGTTGCGGTGGTTGGACGATCAAATTAATTAACAATGCTGAATATGCTTCTTACGTTGAAAGTGGTCACAGGCAGACACCTGGAAGATATGTACCAGTACTGAAAAAGCGCCTGGTTAGAGATTGGGTGCCTGGTCAGTTTTACATGAAGAAATCTATTCCACAAATTCAAAGACAGTTGCCACAGTTGGTAACAGAGGGTCTGTGGGGGTTAAAGGACTTGTTTGAATGACAATAGTTGAAAGAATAGCTAAGCGAATATCAGAGATATTTCCTGATGTGACAATTTATTCAGAAAAACAGAAAAGCGGTTTTCAAGTGCCGTCATTTTATATCAGTAAGATAATGACAGTCACTAAGAGTCGCTTTTTTGATATTCAAGATAGAAGCTTGTCTTACTCAATAACATATTTTGCTAATCCAGATCGTCCTAATGCTGATATGGAAGAAGTAGAGCAAAAATTACTGAATAATTTTACAAGATTAGATGATTATGCAACTGTTAGAAACCGAGAAACGACTATCAACCAAGATGATGAAACTTTAGTAATGAGTTTTGATTTGAGGTTAGAGATGTATCCGGTTCAAGACGGTGGAAAGCTAGAAAGGGTTGAGTTTAATGGAGAAATCCAATAAAACGGAAACCGAGACTCCGGTGGGCAAAATTAAAGTGCCTATTAAAGTTGAAGATGTTAAATTCACAAAACAAGCTTTGATTTCAAGTCCTAAGTTCTCAGTTATTGAACGGGATATTTTGAAATTAGCTTTAGATGATGACAAAGAATACACAATTGCCGAAGTTCAAAAGGCGATTGACAAATTTAAGGAGGGATTTTAATGGCAGGAGGAACTTGGAAAGCTCAAGATAAGCGCAGACCAGGCGCTTATATCAATGTCGTAGGTAATGGTCAAAGAGAAGCAGCTTCTTCTCTAGGTAGAGTGTTGTTAATTCGTGATAAAGGCTTAGGATGGGGCAAGAATGGTGTCATTGAAGTGGAAGCTAACAGTGATTTCACTAAGAAATTAGGTACTACTTTAGATGATCCATCTCTTACAGCTTTAAAGGAAACACTAAAAGGTGCTTCTAAAGTGCTTGTTCTTAACCCCAATGAGGGTACAGCAGCGACTTTGACTAAAGCAGGACTGCCTTGGACTGTTACTGCAAATTATCCAGGTGAAAAGGGTAATCAAATTACCGTTAGTGTTGAAGTTAGTCCAGCTGATCAGAATGCGGCTACTGTATCAACTATCTTTGGTACTAAGTTGGTTGATGAACAATCAATCAAGTTCAATGAATTAGATAAGTTCAAGGGCAATGATTACATCACTGCAAAAGTAGTCGAAGAGGGTAGTTCAAAGCCTGTAGCATTTACTAATGTTTCAGGCGCTTTGACTGGCGGTACTACTACTGAGTCTAATAAAGTTGAAAGCTTATTGAATGACACTTTAGAAAATGAAGAGTACGCAGTTGTTACTACTGCTGGCTTTGAACCATCAAGCAACATGAACAAGTTGGTTGTGGAAGCAGTTAAGCGTCTCCGTGAAAATGAAGGTCGCAAGGTTAGAGGTGTAATTCCTACTGATGCAGATACTACTTATAACTATGAGGGTATTTCAACCGTTGTTAATGGTTACACTTTAAGCGATGGTACTAATGTAGATGTTAAAGATGCAACTGGTTACTTCGCTGGTATTTCCGCTTCTGCTGATGTAGCAACTTCTTTAACTTATTTTGAAGTTGAAGATGCTGTTTCAGCATATCCAAAATTTGATAATGAAAAGACAATTAAGGCTCTTGATGCTGGGCAAATTGTGTTCACTACACGTCCTGGCCAAAGAGTAGTAATTGAACAAGATATCAACTCATTACACAAGTTTACGGCTGAAAAGCCACAGTCATTCTCTAAAAACAGAGTAATGAGGACTTTAGATCAAATTGCTACTGATACTGAAAATACTTTCGAAAGAACTTACTTAGGCAAGGTCGGTAACAATGCAGCTGGTCGTGACTTGTTTAAAGCAGATCGAATTGCTTACTTAACGGGATTGCAAAATAGGAATATTATTCAATCCTTTGCCAATACTGACATCACAGTAGAAGTAGGAAATGATATGGACTCTATTGTTGTTAACTTAGCAGTGACTCCAGTTGACGCAATGGAAAAACTTTACATGACTATGGTCGTTAGATAGGAGGAACATAGATGGCTGCAATTGATGAGTTTTTAAATGGTCGAGATACCATCTCAACCAAAGATGCTACTTTATCAATCAAAATTAATGGCAACATTATTAAGATGATTGAATGTGATAAGTTCACAGCTAAGCTTGAAAAGAACAAGGAAGATGTTCAAACTTTAGGCTCTCACTGGAAGAGAAAGAAAACTACTTCTGTTGAAGGTACAGGAACTTTAGGTGGCTATTTGATTAGTTCAAATTGGCTTAAGTACGGTATTCCATACACTCAAGACGGTGGGGATTTATATTTTGACGCAACTTTAACTATCCATGACCCAACTTCAAGAGCAGGTAAGCAAGTGGTGCAACTAACAGATGTTAACTTGGACGATATCCCAATTGCTGATTTTGAAGCTGATGATGGCGTAATGGAATGGGAAAGTGATTTCACTTTTGAAGGTGTCAACTTAGTACAAGAATTTAACGGAATTAATTAAGGAGTATTTAAATGGCTGAAAGTGTTGAAGATTTTTTATTTGAAAATGTAGGTAGTCCAGTAGAAGAAAAAGAAATTAAGCTAGAAAGATTTAAGTCTCCTTTTAAGATTAAATCTTTAACTGCTGATGAAGTATCTGACCTTCGAAAGCAAGCAACTAAACGAGTTCTTAACCGAAAGACACATAAGTATGAACAAGAAACTGATGAAAATCAGTTCCAAGACTTAGTTGTAGCAGAAGCTGTTGTTTCTCCTAACTTAAACAATGAAAAACTCCAAACTTCATGGGGCTGTATCGCTAAGCCAGAAGAAGTTTTGAAGAAAATGCTTAAAGTTGGTGAATATACTGAGCTATCGCAGGCAATTATGGACTTATCAGGTCTTAACGATGATGACAGTTCAGAAGACTTGGTTGAAGAAGCAAAAAACTAATAAATGAGTCTGTTGGCGACTTTAACATTTATCACTATGTTCTTAATGAATATCACTGGACGCCTAAACAATGGGCGGAGATGTCAAGACGTGAGCAGGATTTAGTCGTTGCTTCAATTGAAGTACGACAAAAATACGAAAAAGAAGAAGAGAGAAAAGCAAAAAGAAAGGCTAGGTCTAAGCATATTTAAGGCTTAGCCTCTTTTTTTGCATTTAGGAAAGAAAGGAGGTAGTAAATGAGTACAATTAGCACCACTGTTAAGATTAATGACGCTTTTAGTAACCCATTAGATCGCCTGTCTAGTGGTTTGCAAAAAGCGCAAAGTGGTATGAGCAAATTGAAAGAAGCTATTTCTGGCGGTTCTAGTGGCGGTAGTATGTTCAAGTCAATGGTTGGCGGTACTGTTGTTGGCGGAGCAATCAACAAAGGTATGGAACTTGCTAGTACTGGAATTCGTTCCATGTATGGCGAATTAGATGAAGCAAGTAAAGCATGGCAGACTTTCGATGGGAACATGCACCAATTGGGCAAAAGTCCGGCTGAAATTGCTACTGCTAAAAAGTCAATGCAACAGTTCGCCCAGCAAACTATTTACGGTGCTTCTGATATGGCAAGTACTTACTCACAATTGGCTGCTGTTGGCACGAAAAACGTGGATCAATTAGTTAGAGGTTTTGGTGGTTTAGCTGCTGCTTCTTCTAATCCGCAACAAGCTATGAAGACTTTGTCAGAGCAGGCAACTCAAATGGCTGCCAAGCCAATGGTGCAATGGCAAGACTTTAAACTTATGCTAGAACAAACGCCAGCAGGTATTTCTGCCGTTGCTAAGACAATGGGTGTAAGTACCCAACAATTAATTAAGAACGTTCAAGATGGAAAGGTTAAAACTGAGGACTTCTTGAACGCAATAGCTAAAACAGGAACAAACGCCAACTTTACCAAAATGGCTACTCAATTCAAAACAGTTGGGCAAGCTATTGACGGTTTAAAGGAAACAATGGCTAACAAATTGCAAGGCGCATTTGATAGAGTGGGTAAAGTTGGCATTAAATTTGTTTCTGATTTAACAGATCAGCTATCAAACGTTAATTTTGATGGTTTTGTTGACGGATTATTTAAAGCTGTCGCTGATATGGAACCAATTTTTGACGATTTAAAGACTGGTTTTGATGATTTTAAAAAAGGCTTTGATGATTCTGGCGCTTTTAATTCTCTAAAAGATACATTTGATAGTATTACTGACTCTGTCGGTAAATTAGTCAATACGATGGACCAAACTAACGGAGGAGACAGCCTATTTAAGCAATTAGGAAAGTTAGCTGGTGGAGCATTGGGTGGTGCTGCTAAATCTATTTCTGGAATTGCAGAAGCGCTTGGTGAACTAGATCCAGGCACACTTCAGATGTTAGCCCAAGCTTTTATCATCTTAAAAGGTGGGCTAAAAGGCTTAGTGTTTGAAGCTGTTATTTGGGGGCTAAAAGAACTGAATAAACTAGATCCTGGCACAATTAATAATATTGCGCAAGCTCTTACCGCATTAGCAATAGCTTTTACAATGTTGAAGGCTATGGGAAAAATTGCTGGCTATATGAAAGAAGTTTCTAAGTTCTTTAAAGGTTTTAAGAACGCTAAGAAGATCAAGGCTCCTGAAATTGAGTCACCAAAAATGACTAAGCCGGGCAAGATTTTAAGTAATGCTGGTGCATATATGAAACTGGGTGCAGCATTTGCCCTAGTTGGTGCTGGTGCATTAATGGTTGGTGCTGGATTTAAGTTACTAGCCGATGCAGCTACTCAGATTTCTAGTGCAGGAGGCGGTGCTATAGCAACGTTCTTTGGAATGATTGCTGCTATTGCTGCTTTAGTGATCTTAGTTAGGTTCTTAGGACCAGCATTAATTGGTGGAGCAATTGGTTTTGCTATCTTTGCTGCCGCACTGCTATTAATCGGCGCTGCCGTTTTAGTAGCAAGTGCGGGTATCGCACTTTTAGCTACTCAACTACCTACTATTTCAGAATATGGAACTAGCGCAGCAGTTGGCTTGCTTGCTTTAGCTGGAGCAATTGCTGTATTTGGTTTAGCTGCAATAGTTGGAGCTGTTGGAGTACTTCTTTTAGGCGTTGCTTTAGCAGTTCTTGCTGTAGGTTTAGTTGCAGCAGGTGTTGGAGTATTAATTTTTGCTGTAGGTTTAGCCTTAGTTGGAATTACTGCTCTAATTGCAGCTGTTGGTGTCTTACTTTTAGGAGTAGCAATTGCTCTAGTTGCTGTAATGGTAATTATTGCAGCTGTTGGAATGCTTCTACTCGGTGTGGCACTTGTCTTAGTTGCTGCAATGGGAATTGTTGCGGCGGTTGGCTTACTATTAATGGGCGTTGCTTTAATGCTGATTGTGGTTAGTGCAATGGTTGCTGCTGTTGGTTTAATTCTCTTATCAGTTGCGTTACTACTAATTGGTCCAATGTCCTTAATAGCGGCTGTCGGACTACTTCTTTTAGGTGTTGCATTAACTCTAGTCATGGCTATGGGATTAGTAGCTGCTGTAGGTATCTTGCTCCTCGGAGTTGGACTAGTCTTAGTAGCTGCAATGGCTATGGTTGCTGCTGTTGGATTAATGATGATGTCTGTAGCTTTAATGATGATTATGGTTACTGCTATGGTATCAGCAGTAGGTTTGATGTTACTGGCAGTTGCTTTAATGATGGTTGGTCCTATGGCAATGATTGCTGCAGTAGGTCTGATGCTCTTGGCAGCCGCTGCAATTATGCTTGGCGCTGGCTTAATGGTAGTAGCTGCGGCTGCTATGGCTGTTTCTAGTGCCTTAGTAGCTGTTGGAGCGTCTGTAATGATTATGGCGTCTTTATTTATTGCTGCTGGTGCAATGATGGTTTCAGCAATCACTAGCGCAATGAGTGGAGTAGTAAGTGCCGTTAGAAGTGGAATTTCTAGTGCTGTAAATGCTGCTAGAAGTTTTGGAAATGCCTTGGTTTCTGTTGGTAGACAGTTAATTCAAGGATTAGTAAATGGTATTAAATCCATGATTGGTGCTGCTGTTAGTGCAGTGCAAGGAGTAGCAAGTAAAGTAGTAAGTGCTGCTAAGAGTGTGCTTCACATTGGTTCTCCATCTCGTCTATTTAGACAATATGGTCGCTGGGTAGATCAAGGTTTAATCATTGGACTAAACAGAGATGCAGGCGCAGCAGCTGATGCTTCGGCAAGTATGGCACAAGGTGTTGTAGATGCAGCTACTGGAATGTCGCCAACATTAGGCCCTATTGGATTAAGTGGCATAAATCCTGGGGATTTACTTGCAGCTGGATTTGATAGGGCACTTGACGCAATTGGCAATGTAGCTGGTGCAATTACTGGACTTGATGGATCGAGAGCCAACATTGGCATTTTTGGTCAAGGCGCGGTTTCTTCTAGTTCAGTTGGTAGCGATACGGTAACATCTGGCTCAATTGCTCCAAATTCAGTATTGACTAATAACAATAGTAATAGTCAAACGGACAATAGTACTCAAGTTCAGATTGATAAGGGGGCTATTGTCATCAATGCTTCTGGCGATCCAGATGCAGACGTAGACAAGATTTTAGACAGAATTGATCAAAAGATTATTGATAGACGCAATAAAGCTCTAGGAGGTGGTTGATATGCCGGTCAACGGCTTTGGTGTTTATATCACTGATTATTCAACTAATCGAACAGTTGAATTGCCTGTAAACCCGTCAGAATTAACTTTGAAATATGAAACTGATGATAAATCAGAAACTATTGTGAACTTGGGAGAGATTAACCGAGTAGGGAACATGAAATTGGTATCTCTTTCAATTGATAGTGTTTTCCCTAAGAAACATAGTTCTTGGATTAGTTCAGACAAGCTTTTGAAACCAGATGAATACATTAATTGGCTTAAAAACATTCAAGCTAATAAACATCATGTTCAATTAGTCGTCAGTTCCACCCAAATTAGTGTAACTATGACGATTTCTAGTTTTGAATATGGCTTTAAGAGTGGCTTTGCAGATGAATATGCTTATACTTTGGGCTTAAAGCAGTATAGAGAAGTTAAATATCATAAAGTTAACGTTCCAGCTCCTCCCAAACCTAAACCAAGACCAGCTCCTCCTAAGAAGTTGGGCATTGGTTCAATTGTGATTGTGAATGGTCGGTTGCGCTTAGATAGTTACGGAAGTGCTCCAGGTGTATATGAGAATAACGTAAGAAGACGAATTACTTATTTAGCTCCGGGTCACCCATTCCCAATTCACGTTGCATTAGTAAATGGTGGACCTAGAGGCTGGGTTAGACAGAGTGAAGTGAGATTAGCATGATTACAAAACTTCAAATTCTTAAGCACGATAACGGTGGAGCTAGAATTGGCGTTGAAATCAAGGATATGGTCAAAAATCTTAAGTGGGTAACTGACTTAAATTACTCTGCTGGAGAGCTAACGTTTGATATTGTGAACGGTAAAGATCCAATAATCCCAGCAATGGGAGCTATTGTCGATTTTGCTTGGGATAATAAAGATATTTTCTGGGGGTTTGTGTTTAGTGCAGAATGTACATCAGACACTACTGTAAGTGTTAAAGCTTACGATTTTGAAAGATATCTAAAGAGTGAAGGTTCAGTCGTCTTTCAATCGGGGACGCTTGGAGATAGATACAGCAATGTTTGTCGCCGTTTCGGTGTACCGTTTCATATCAAGGAACAACCAACTTACAGAGTACCTGCGGAAGTTTGTGATGGTAAGACAGGATTTGACATGATTAAGAGCGCAATAGATAAGACATACTCTGCTACTGGCGAAATGTACTGCATTGTTGCTAATCATATGTATATCGAACTTAGAAGAGCGCCTATTCCTACAAGAACCCTCTTAGTTATTGATACTCAAAACACGATGAGTGATTACACTTACTCTGAAAGTATTGATAATGCTGCTAACGTGGTTCAAGTTGTTCAAAAGAATACCGATAATTCACAAACTAAGACAGCTACTGCTACTTCCGATACTGGAGATGATCCAGCTACTACAAGTTTTACGATTGCTTCTGCAAGAGGTAACACGATTAGAACTTGGGGACAGATTGTTAAAGTGGTCAATGCCAAGAACAAAGCTAACTGGGCACAGATGGTTCAACAAGCTAATGACGAGCTGAAAAAACGCAACGTTTCCGAAAGGAAGTTAACGCTTGATTGTATTGGCGATACTTCTTTAATTGCAGGTGCTGGTGCAAATGTCAAAATTAAAGATTTTGGCAAGACTTGGACTAATTGCCCTATTCTGAAAGCAACGCACAATTTCGGGACAGATTATACTTGCAGTTTAGAAATGAAGGTAGGTACAAAATGGCAGGAGAACAGCTTATAAAAATGTTGACGGAACGGGGTGGCAGTGACTCTGAGTATTCCGATGTTATCTATGGTCGTGTTATCAACGTTTCTCCGTTAAGAGTGCAGATTTCCAATTCAATGATTATTGACGATAATTTCATTGTATTGGGAAAGCACATTGGAAGCTTTTCAATGAGCGGTAGTTTGACAACTACAGAAGAAAAGAAAGGCAAGGACGGAGAAAAGCCTAAGACTGAAAAAACCACTAAACCTGCTACTTTTACTTTTGATAACTCTTTAAGAGTGGGCGATAGAGTAACTATGATCCGGGCTGATGGTGGTCAACAATTCTACTTATTTGAGAGAGAGGGTGGTTAATTTGGATAATGAAGAAAATCAAAATCCGACACTAACCTTTCAAATTGCTAACGGAAGAATACGGAATAAGTTTGATGGCTTAGGTGCTATGGTTCAGGCTGTAGACAAGATCCTAAAAACAGAACGTTTTGTTTTCCCGATTTATACCGATCAATATGGGAACGATTTAAACGATTTGCTCGGCAAAGACTTAGGCTATGCCAGAGTTGAAGCGGAACGAATGGTTAAGGAAGCATTGCTGGCTGATGAACGTGTAATAAAAGTTGATATTACTAGTATCAATGAAACAAGTCTCAATACTCTAACTCTTGCTGGAGAATGTCAAACGAGTTATGGAAATATACCAATAGAAAGCGAGGTAAGCATTAAGTGAGTCCCAATGAATTAATTACTGAATTCCAGAACAAGGATTATGACTATTTTTTAAGAAAAATGCTTGACGCTGTGCCTGATAACATAGATAAGCGTGAGGGTTCAATAATCTATGACGCTTTAGCTCCTGCTGCATTGGTTATGGGTCAGCAATCCTTAGATATGGCTAATGTAATCAAAGAAACTTATATCAAAACAGCTTCTGGAGAGTTCCTAGACTATCGAGCAATTGAACATGGTACAAGTCGATATCCTGCTACTCAAACCGAAGCTAAGGCAAAAGTTTTAAATGATAAGAAAGAACCATTAAACAACGTTCAAATAGGCGATAAATTTGCCAGCATTGGCGACTCGCCTATTTTTTACGCTGTGACAAAGGTCAATGATGACTTGACTGTTGAATTAACAGCAGAAGTTAAAGGATCAAGCGCTAATAGTTATATCGGACAGATTTTACCTGTTACTCCCAACGACTTGCTTTCATGGGCTGAAATTACAGAAATTACAGCTCCTGCAAGGGATGTAGAAAGTGACGACCACTTAAGAGCAAGATTGCTGAGTTCTCAAAGTTGGATTGCTTACGGTGGTAATGTGGCTGATTACTTAGATATGACTAGCAAGATTGATGAAGTTGGAGCTGCGCAGATTTATCCAACATGGAACGGCGGGGGAACTGTCAAGGTAGTTATCCTGAATAATAATTTAATGCCTGCTAGTGCTAGTTTAGTGCAGAAAGTTAAAAATACACTTGACCCAGAAGATAAACAAGCAGAGGGTTATGGATTAGCTCCAATTGACCATGCTGTAACTGTGACTGCTCCTGAAGAATTAATTGTAAATGTTGATATTTCAGTAAAACTTGATGATACAAAAGTAACACGGTATGTGAAAGACAGCATTACTAAAGCAGTTGAGGGCTACTTCCAATCATTGAGAAAGGACTGGGCAGATATCAATCAAAAACTTGGTAGGGGTTATCAAGAAACCATATATCGTTCTAAGATCCTGTCTCAAGTTATGCTGACGGAAGGTGTGGTCAATGCTAAGCTTCCATCTCTAAATGGTCGTGATGCAGATATTGACTTAGTTTTCAATAATTCAAAGTCACAATTGCCAGTAGTCGGGACGGTGACAATCAATGAGCAATAAGTATGAGCTTCTAAACTATATGCCTGATTATTATGAGGGCGTGTATGAAATGGAGGAACTTCTTAGGTCTGAAAGCGTAACGCTAAAAGACTTGGAAAATAGCCATTTGCGGACGTTACTAAATGAATTTGTTTCAACAGCTGATGCTAAAGGTATTTCGCTTTTTGAAAGTCAATTAGGCATAGTTCCAGATGAAAATGATACTTTGGAAATGCGTAGAAACAAGGTCTTGATGTATGTACTACCACCAAGACCGATAACAATTAGTTTTTTCAGAGATATGCTGAACAGCGTTAATCTTCCAGTAAAAATTGATGTTAATTACGGTGCAAGGGCTGTTGTAGCAACTGCTAAATCAGCAGAAATGACAAGTAATCAGATAAATTACTTGAAATATCTGTTAAATGTTTACTTGCCAGCTAATCTCTTGTATCAAGTAAAGATTTTGCTAAACACTGCAAAGGTTTCTGATAATTTGAACTTGGGCATTGGTAACGTTGTAAAAGCAGCTAGCATAGCAAAAGCAAGTCCCAGCCAAGTGTTTAACTAGTGAGGTGATGAGATGTCAGAATATAATAAGACAATTTTAACTAACGAAGGTATCGACTTAGCCCGTAGAGCTAACAAAGGTACAGCAACTTTTTCTTTAACGAGAGGAGTTTCATCAACTGATAACTTATCAGGAAAGACTGTTGAAGAACTTCAAAACTTAACTAAGCTACCAAGTATTCAGCAATCAGTGAAGTTGAGTGATGTAGGAGATACGTCTGATAATTCAGATACTGTTTTAGGTGTTAGAATGACCTTTGATAACCAGAATTTGAAGACTGGTTATAATGTGCATACTGTTGGTATTTATGCAAAAGAACCAGATAAAAATGAAATTCTTTACGGTATAGCTACTGCAAAAACGCCAGAATACATTCCAGACTTTGGGGAGCAAACTTTATTTAAGTTTGATTTTTTGATGTATCTAGTAATTGGTAGAACTGATAAGGTAACTGTTGAAGTTAGTCCGGATGATGTTTATCGTAAAAAGGAAGTGTATAGCAAGTCCGAGGTTGATACAGCTGTAGCAAAACTTGATAAAAAAGACGCTGAAATCGTTAAGAGCTTAAACGATTATAAATTGGAGAACTCTACTTATCACACAAACTTTGAGAAAAGCGTAACTGATAGGCTGGGTACTAAAGCTGATAAAACTACTGTAGAACAGCAACTTGGAACAAAGGCTGATAAATCAAATACTTACACCAAAGATGAAGTGAATAGTAAAGTAGCTCCTAAGGCAGACAAAGGCTATGTAGACAGCGAATTAAACAAGAAAGCCGATAAAGCTACTACTTACACCAAGACAGAAGTTGATAATAAAATCGCTGGTCAGGTTAAGTCAGTAAATGGGCACACTGCTAATGCCAGTGGTGCAGTAACCTTACCAACTTTAACAGCTAATGTGCTTACTGGCTATGATGTAAAGAATAAGGCTGCTACTTTTGATAACAACGCTCATTTTGACGCAAATGGGCTTTTTTCAAGATGGCTTGTAGATCAAGGCGTTATCGGACAACTTGCTGATGCAATTAATGCAAAGTTACCCATTGAAGCAGGAGATCCTAATGGAGACTTGTTAGATCATGCTGGTAATAAGATTGTTTACTGGAATGGTAATGGTGACGGTGTCAAGAACTTGCCACCAATGAGCAATAAACAATGTTTTTTTGCAATTAAGCTATTTGATACTAATTGGGGTTCTGTAACAGTTATAGACCAAGATGGTGGTTACTGGATAAATACAGCGAATAGCAATATTTGGACTGGCTGGCGTTCAGTAGTCACGAATGAACATCTTAAAAAGTTGAAATTTGTAAAGCAATCATTAGATCAAAACGGTAATATTTTCCAAGATACTAAGTTTGTAACTCAAGAGGCAGACGGAACATATAAGATTAACATTTTTGATAGCGACTGGACTGCTAATAAGGTTTCATGGCTGTTAAATAATACCAAGTCTTACAGCATTCAAAATAATACTGATTTGAATAACGTTAAGAATACGGGGTTCTATAATGCGGCAGGTACTTCCGGATTAAAAAATTCTCCTGTGTCAGCTTGGTTTAGTATGTCCGTAAATGCCAATCAATGGAACGGCCAACAAACTCTGTATGATACAAATAGTGGTCAATTATATGTGAGAACGTGGAATTCAACTAGATTTACAGATTGGCAAAGAATAGCTAATGCCGGAGATTTAACTAATCAGAGTATTACATCAATTACTGATTATGATGTAACCTACGAAGGCTGGCATAACACCCAAGTTGGAAAATTTGATCCATCAGGACACTTTAGTAATTTCTTAGTTGATGCTGGAGCTTTGAAGCCGATAGCAGAGGCAATCAATAACCTGAATACCAATTTAACAACTATGCGAACTGAGTTAATGAACTTGAAGAAGAGAACTGATTACAATACTCCTCAAGGAGAGTTCAATAATACCACTGTAAATCTTAATGACTTAAGAAGCACAGGAATGTATCGTCTTTCAAATTGTCATGTTCAAAGTGGACCATATCCAACCAATAATGCACACTGGGTTTACGTTAAAGTGACAGTATTTGATGCTAATACTGTGTATCAAACACTTTACGAAGGCGACAATATGTATGGACGAAAGTCTTCTAGCCCGACAAATTGGGGTCAATGGCATCAATATTTGAATAAAACTGTTTAATCCTTAGTTTAACTAAGGATTTTTTTATGGAGGAAAATTATGGAAGCAGAAAACTTTTTAGATTTATTAAAACAAGTCGTTGCTGATGGAAAGATCAGCTTTTATTACTACTGTGATCCAACTAGTCCGATTACGGCACTTCATCACTTGGAAATTCCTTATCCGGGAGAGCTTAGTCCTGTAGACTTGCCTTATCGCTGGCATGCAGAAAAGCCTAGTGAAGATCTAGTTGACGCAGTTTGGGACGATGACTCGCATAGTTGGATTGAGAACAGTGATAAATCTCAACCAGCTTTAATTGCTAAGTTGCAAGCAAGTAATGCAGCTATGCAAAAGAAAATGGAAAACTACGAAGCAGCTAAGATTAAAGATGCTCAAAATAATGATAAAATCGTTCAAGCTTTAAGTGGCGTACAAAAGGGACAAGCACAAACTACAGCAGTTCTTGCTCAACTTGTGCCAATGGTTCAACAACTTTCCAAGTCAGTAAACACGCCAGACACATCAGACAAACCAAATGCAGCTGATAAAACTAAGAAAGAAGAAGGTGCTGAATAATGTTTGATTTTGATTTCAGTTCTATCTATTCAAACCTTGAAAGTTTATGTAAATCATCTCTAGACAATGGGTATTTCACAGACAACACAATTGCGGGATTTGTTCAGCAAGGAACATTTGATGCAGATGGATATAAGAGAATTACGGGTGATGATTATGTTGCAGGAGATCAAAATACTGTGGCAAACGGCTAAACTTAATTTACTTCATTTGATTTTGGGAAGTTTGCTTACAGCTTTTGGAATTGTTCTTTTAGTGAACGATTCCTTTTTTTATTGGCCGCCAGAATGGCAATGGCTCTTCAATAACGATCTAGTCGATGCTTTTGCAATTATGGTCGGAATTGGCTTGATTGCATTTGTTTTTGCTGGTGGAAGAAGTCAACTTGCTAATGCCGTGTTACTAGCTTGCTCAGCATTCTTTTTGATGATGCTAACAGTTTTGCAACTGGGGCATGTTTTGGTCATGCATGACTATAGCAGATTGCTTTCAATTATTGCACTAATCGGGTGGCTACTAGTAATCCAATATTTAGCAGTATTTTCTAAGACAGTGAAACGACGAAAGTAGGTGATAAGAAGTGCAAGACTGGGCTAATTTAATCCGTGAAATAGCACTTCTTTTTTCTGGTTTTGTTGCAGGACTTACTGCTTGGAACGCTTTACGCAAAACAAGTCATGAAGTTTCAAAAGATGATAAAGAAGAACTGAGGGCTGACCGTGACTTATATAGAAATCGGTGGCTTGAAAGTGAGAAAGCATTTGATGAAATTGATGCAGAAAATGACAAGTTGCGCAAGAAGGTTAAACGGTTAGAAAACACGATAGATGATTTTAAAGAAAAAGAGGACAAAAGATGAATGCAGGTTTAATTGCTGATTCAGTTATCGTTGTTTTATCAGTAGCGGTAACAATAATTTTTTATGTTTATTCAAAAAATAAGATTGCTATTGATAAGAAAGCTATGCAAGGCGATGCACTAGCTAAAGCTGAAAAAATGATTGCTAATTCAGCAAAGGCAATCGTATATCAAACTGAAAAAGAGGGCGGTTCAGGTAAGGACAAGCTGTTAGCAGCTTTTAATTACTTAATCGCTATTTTAGATTTGGCACACTTACCGCATCCCTCAACAGCTTATATCAAAGGCGAGATTGAGAAGTCGGTTACTACGATGAAGCAAACGAAAAACTTTGTTGATAGTATGCAAACACTGACTAAGGAAGACGATGCAGCCAAACAATTGGAAAGTAAGACCATTGTTGGTGAATTGAAAGAAGTAAAGAAGTAGGAGGACAAAAAATGCTTAAAATGGTTGATGTATATAGTGGTAGCCCACGGAACTTTGCAACTCAAGCTGGTACTGATATCACTATG